ACGGAAATCTCTACCGAGATAATTTACCTCTTTTTTTACTAATTTTTTATGTGTTCCGTAGTCTACTTGCCTCGGCATTTCTTATTCTCCAATATTAAAATTAAATGTTAATGTTTCAAAAGAATCGGGTTCTAATGATACTGAAAAGTCTATTGATACATCCACGATATTACTATCGCCTTGAATCACAACTATATCGTTTATGTTTATATAAGGTAACCAACTTGAAGTTGCGTCTCTAATAGCTTCATCTATTTGATTTTGAACATCTGGTCCTTGTTCAAATAAGATATCTGTTAATGTTGAACCAAATTCAGGTTGCATAACTCTCTCACCCTTTGATGTTAATAATAAATTTCTCAGATTAGCTTTTGCTTGTTCTAATATAGTTTTTGTCTTATAGAAAAATCCCTCTGGACTATAATCTAGTGGAAATCTAACTCCAACATATACATCATCATTTCTATCTATTTCTCTTACACTTGCCATTATCTATTAAGGTCTAAATCCCTCACCTTTTTTCTTTTTATCCATTGCTTTCATCAAACCAGAATAATCACGAGTTAAAGCATCTTGAACACCCTCTGGAACTTGGTCTACTGAAACACCTTGTTTCTTGATTGTATCTACTGCTGCCATCTCTCGTGCTCGTTCTTTATTTTGAGCTCCGCCTAAACTACCATAACCCAATACTTCTGCCATATTGTCAGAACCTAATACACCACCGCCCAATGTAGGATAGTCATCAGACTTTGCCTGTTGTCCTAATGGGTTCGTGTTGTTCAATACTTCATTCAATGTTGAATTTTTGGTGTATTGTTTTTTAGTTTTTTTCTTTACTATGTTTGGTTTTGGTTTAGAAATCACTTCTGATAGTTTGATTTCTTTATCTTCATTAATAAATATCTCACTTAGCTGCTTTTTAATCTCTTTACGGACAACTAATTCAATTATATTTTTTAACTTACTCTTATTCATTACTACTCCTATTTAGTTTAATTATATGTTTTCACCCAGTTTAATTAGTTCTGCTATTATTCCCATTGAAGATAGTTTTTGGGCGTCTTGTTCTGTCTTTTTAGAACTGATTAATAATTCTCTGACTTGTGGTGAACCACCAAAGTCAAGATATCTTTTTACATCTTCAGTATCAACACCCTTCGATGCAATCACATCTCTAATATCTGTTGTGTCTAATGGTGGATTATTTGGGTCTGCCTCATAAGCATCAAGTGCTTCTATTATTGATTGCGTTGAACCACCACCTTGTTGTATAGTATCAAATGCTGCATTTAATGCCGCAACCGCTACAGCTGCTGCTGCTGCCTGTGCTTGTATGTTTGCTACTTTAGATTTTGCTTTATCAATATCGTCAAAAAATTCATTCCACGCGAGTTTATTTTTAGCAGGAAGAGAATCTAACTCATTTAATCCGAGTGCTTCAGTTAGTTGATTCAACGATACGGTTTTCCATTCTTTTTTATCTACCCATTTAAAATCAAAAAAGTCTTTTACTTTTTTTAATTGGTCATTAAAAAACTGCAAATCAAGTAAATGGCCTGAAAGGTTTAGCGGGTTTATTACTCCCGGTGCTATTACGGGTGGTAATATTTTTGATGCTGCTGATATTACTCCATTGTTAATATTTGCTATATGTGGTTTCATAGATTCTGCCATTGGTAAAATGTTTCGTGGTAATAACTTTGTATCACTATCTATATCATCTATCTTGTCACTTATATCTTTTTTTACTCCATTGGAATAATCCGTTACCATTTCGTTGGTTACAATACTTACCGCTTCACTATTTTCAATATTTACTTTATTACCTTTAATAAATATATCACGTTGTGCAAAAATACCAATATCATCTGACTTAGCATTTATCATAATTCTATCGGAATCAAAAATAATTTGTGGTAAGTTATAATCTATATTTAATCCTCTACTATCTTCTCCACCCATTTCAGGCCCTTCTTTTAAAGTGGGTTCTGAATACACTATCTTTTCGTTAGTGGTCATTTGAATTGAAGAATCACTAGCTAGTAAATTTATGTTTGGTGAAATAGATTCACCTTCGATTTGATTACTACCTAAAATAACTGAATTACCAAATCGTCCTTGTATGATTGTATCACCTTCGGAAAATGGCACTTTTGGCGGAGATGTATCTACAAAATATCTACCTTGTCTATACTGTTCCAATTCACGATTACTATTTAGTAATGTACCTTCTTCATCATCATTTTTTGATTTATCTCCAACACTACTTTTATTAAAGTTTTGAAAATTTACTTTATTAGTATCAGTATTTAATCTACCAAAGTAATATCTTTGTTGAGTGGTTTTATCATTAAATCCAAGAACTATTTCGCCAACTATTGGTATCTGTAATATATTGGCATTTAATGGTAAAAATTCTTGTAATTCACTTGGACTATCTCCCTCCTCTGAAACAACATATCTACCGACTATTGTTCCTCTATCATCAGAGATATCCATTACCTCTAATGCTTCTAATTCATAGAATAAGTGTTCTGCACCTAATTGCGCAAGTTTATTTCTTAATCCATCACTCGTAAGTATATGGTTATCTAAAGGATTTGGTTCTCCACCAGAACCCCTTTTAATAATGTGAGCCATTAGTTTTCCTGTTTAATATCTTGAATAATTTCGTCTTGCTTGTTTTGTAACTCTTGAACATTTTCTTCTATTGCATCCATCAATTGTTCTTTTTCTGATTCGGATAGTCCGAACTCTTCTCCAGCATCTGATACTCTTTTTTCAGCTGCTGTAATTCTTTGAACGATTGTTGCTAATTTGACGAGTTGTTCATCGTTCTTTACATTAATTTCTAAGTATTCTTTTAACATAGGAATCATTTGCACGGCTGTATCGCCATCTTTAATAAATCCCACTACCTCTTTCATCAATACTTCTAATTGCTTCTTATTGGTATGGGAATTATCATAGATGTCTTTGAACACATCACCGAGTGTTTTTCCTTTGAATATTTCATAATCTGTTGACATAATTTTGCTTAATTTTGCTTGTTTTTAATCTAATAATAAATAGGTAAATATCAAAAAATAGGGATATATATTTATATATCATTTGATTTTTGTTAGATTCGCTAATAGTTATTATACGACTACGGAATTTGTAGTCTTTTAGATAAATAAAAAGGGGAAACTAAAATGAAAAATACTATGGCAATGATAATGGATGTAGTTTCAGGCATAAAAGGCCTGTTATATCACGTTATTGGTCTTGGGGTACTTGTTCAACTAATATTTGTTGGCGGGTTCTTCGGTATGGACATTATTGGTAATCTTATCGGTTTAGTGAATTTGTTTGCAACAAGTGGATTCGCTGGATTTATAGCACTATTAGTAGTGTTGGGATTACTTAATAAGTAAAAAAGAATAAAGGTGGAATTAAAAGGGGGCGAGAATATCGCCCCTTTTTTGTTTTATAGATTATCCCAACTACCTGTAAATTTGGTTTCTATTGAACCAGTAGTTAAGTAATTGTATTGTAGATTAACGTGATGTTTCTTCATCACATTGACAACACGAGTAATGTGTTGTGTATTTGAATTGGTCATTTCTCTAATCATAATGTATAGAGCTTTCTTATTGAAGTTATCAATGTTCTCTCTATGTTCCATAAGATACAAAACCGAATTAGCAACATCCATATCTTGTTTTCTTTTGAAAACCGTAGTTAAGTTATTTGCCCAATACTCAATGAACAAATCAAGATATTCTTTCTTTGCTGTGATTAAGTCAGCTCGTGTTGCTTCTTTAACGGGGTCACGTTTGTAATCAGTAACTTCTTCTCCGTCAGTTTGTTTCATCTTCTTGTAATTATTATTGTTGTGTAGAATCAAATAGTTCTTAGCAACAATACTAAAGTATGAGAATGCTTTTCCTTTACCTTCGGTAAACTTATGCATATTCATATACAAGAACGATACTACTTCGTGTTTCACATCATCTGATGGAACATCAAAGTAATAAAACTTAAATGTATGAATTATATTTTCTGCCAGCTTTTCAAAGGCATTTCTGATATGTTCATTATAAATTCTCTCCCTCATATGAGGACGAGTTTCTTTATTGTGTCTTATGATAGCATTTTCTGTATCTTGTGTAAAGTAATATCTTGGTGATGTCTTTGCTGCTTTTCTTGGCATTTATACTTCCTTTTCTGTTATTTCGTTTAATTCATCTACGGTAGCTTTGATTGATTGGAATACAATTCCTACCTCATCGTCAGCTTCAAAGTTTCCTTTGTCGTCAATTTGTTTTAATGTTGCTTGTGTATCAATTACTCGTTGTGCGTAATCTTCTATCCAAGTTTCTAATCGTTCAGTTTTTCTCGTTAAGTTAAATATAACATAACTTTCAACCAAAGTCAAGAGAATTAATATTATTAAAAAATAAATCACTTTTTTGCCTCCCCAAATAGTTCGTTAAATATATCTTTAGCGTCTGTTGACTTGGTAAACTTTTCTTTTACTTGTGTATCAACTGCTGCTTTAATGTTTGTTACTGATTTCATAACCTTTTGTGATTCCTTTTTATCTTGACGATGCCATTCATCATATTCGGTATGAGTCGCCATCATATCTGCTTGGTGTAAAATGTAAGCGATATTACTTTTCAATCTCCAAGCTGGATTATATCCTTTAAGATATTTTTCATTAGCGTCTTCGTAAAGTCCATCTGTTAACATCAATCCAAGATATTCCCACTCCGTCATATCTATTCCATAATGTTGTAAAATAAATAATGACCTATCCGTAACATTCATATAAGAAGATAGATTATTATTGTGTGTATAAATCTCTCCCATATTTTTTACTCTCCAATCATTATCTTGAACGACATAATAATCATTACCTTGTAAATCCCCAACTTTACCTAAGTCGTGATGTAGAGCTGCAAATACTAATTCTTCATTAGTAAAGTTAATTGTTGCTCCATTGGATTCCCAAGTATCTCTAATCTGTTGTGACATATTGACTACGTGTAATATATGTTCTACATATCCACCCACCATAGCGTTGTGAAATGCTGCTTTACCACTTGCTGGCGCCACTACCATTCTGTCCTCAAAATCATCATACATTTTGTTGAGTTTTTCTAATCTATCTCCTGTAAATGTATTGTTGATAATTGTTCGTAAGTCCGTCCAATTGCTTTGTATTTTTTGTTCTGTTAATTGCTTCATTTTTCTATAACCTCGTATCTATTTTTTGTAAATTTTATATCTGTTTCATTTCTTAATCTATTTCTATATGAAGTAAACCCAATTCTTACTCCCCAACCCATATGTAATAATATCTCATTTTTGGTTACGGATTTTTTAGTTCTGATAAAGTCTACTATCTTATCATATGATTCAGTTCTTTTAATTGTATTTAAATTATCAATAGCGCCTTGAAACATATCATTAATTTTTAAAATTTGTTTTTCCCATTTACTATCTTGAAATCTTTGTAATGATTTTTCTGAATACTCGTTTCTAAATTCTTTATCATCTAATACTTTATTCATTGAATCAAGAAAAGTATTTGAATCATTATAATATATTCCAGCGTCATCTGCTAACTCGTGATAACTTCCGTCATCTGAAAACATATAAGGAACTCCGACACTCATTCCGTCAGTAGCAGATATTGCCCAACCCTCATACTTTTGTTTACAACAAACTCCAACTTTACAAGATGATAGTTTAGAAAAATACCCAAACCTATCATACTTATCAATTGTAATATATTCTCTTTCTTTTGATTCTGCTAATGGCACCCATACTTCAAAGTCTTGTCTTTGTTCCCAAAGTTTATCCATCTGTTCTAAAAACCAGGGATAATTTTTATATGTGTGTGGTCGGTGATTATAAACAACTATATTTTTGTCTGTTGTTTGTTGTTCATAGTTTGGTGTTTCCCATCCGAGATATTGTGGTTTAAGAATATCATCTAATTGTTTAACGACATTATCATTAAAATGTTCTTTAGCATTTTTCAATACAAGTTCTTTTTGTGCTTGTGTATTGATACCACACTTTTCCATTTGTAGTAAACCGATTATATTAAATGCTAAACCAACCTCATATTCATAGTTGGTTATCTCTTTAAATTCAGTCCAATGAGTATATCCAATAATTGTAGGACATATATCGGTTGTGTTGAAAAGTAAATTTTTTAACTGACCAGTATGTTCTGGTAAATGTGAATATAAAATATCATAATCAGTATGTTTCCAATTGATTGCTTTGAACACTTCTTTAAATGGAAATGCCATTCTCATAGAATTTGGATAAGACATCTGTGGAACTATTAATTGGTCGGTATTGTCAAATTGTAAACTCGGTATAAGTTCTGGTGACAATATTGTCCAATGTAAGTCAGTTCTTATCTTATTCATTTCTTTAATGATGTTTCCAAGCACGACAACATAACTATCCTTTTCTAAATCCTTTTGGAAAGTAATGTTTGGATACACGAGTATCTTATACTTGCATTCTTTATCGTCTGATGTGAATCTATCGATAGACATTATGAATTATCTGACTCGTGTGTTGAAGCTTCTTCAAATTCAAAATCATATCCAGCTGGTTCAACGAACTTTTCCATCAAATCATAGTATTTCTTTTGATTTGTTTTTGCCCAAGCTGTCTTCCAATCTTTTGATGGGTGATGAACCACTACTACGACTTTATCGTAGTCTGAATATAACAACTTGTTCTGAATATTGTCCATACTCATCTTAGCTGATGTCATCATTATTACTAATGTTTTATCTGAAAGTCTGTATTCTGCCTTAAGGTCTTGGGCTTCAGCTGACATTACATTCCATTTTTTCCAAACCTTTCCAGTCATTTGTTCGTATTCGACATCTTCAACTTTCTTCTGAACTCTATTGGCTATTACACCACGAGTTCGTGAATTTAGTCCAAAACCAACGAGCATTTGAGAAGCTTCATATTCAAATGGTTTGATTCCATATTCTTCATATAACCCAAGTAATTGTTTCTCATAATCATCATTATCATTTTCTTTTCTTTTCTTTTCATCTTCTGGATTAAGTAGTAATCCTAATTGACCAATTTCTACTTTACTCCAATCTGTCAGGTCTACATCTACATATTTATATTGAGTAGCTGACTTAGACTTTTGGATACCTTTCTGAGTATGTTTTCCACCGATACGAACTCGGTCAAAACCAAGAACATCTTCAGCTCCAATAGCCATTACCAATGGGTCTGTATATTCAATTGAACCACCATTCTCTTCAATCCTATCTGCTATATATTGGATTCTGTCTGGATACTCTTGGTATCTAACTTGGAATGTGTGCATATCTGTAAGTTCTTCTTTCTTACCGAACTTGACATCAAACTCTCCACACGAAGCATTATCGCCATCACCGAGAATTCTTTTAGCCATTATTTGGGCTTTGTGAACATCAAGTTTAGGTTTAGCACCTTCACTTATATTATAACTCATATCATTTGTCCTCACATTATTATTTCTTAGATATGAACCCTCATATCTTGTTGCTTCTTCTTTTGTTTCAAACCACTCAATTACTTCATACTTCCAATTAATATTTGAGTTTGAAAAATCTTCTCTAAGTTCAGGACTTGAACTTGTTTGCCAATATCCATCCCAAACTTCTCCCTTATGATATCCAAAATACCATTTATCATTTGTAAGATTTGTCCACTTGTAGCAAAAGTATTTAAATCCAGAAGGATTCTCTTTTATTTCTTTTTCTAATATTCTATCTGTCATTTTCATTTATCTTCCAATATCCTTTAAGTATTTTTCTTTCGCTTGTTCCCAAGTGATGTTAATCATACCTGAATAAAATAACATCTCTGGTTTAATTTTATTTTGTTCTAATAGTTTCTCATATCGTTTGATTGCTTTACGCTTCCACCAACTATCAATATACTCAATATCTCTATCGAACATATTTCTAATTTGTAATTCATCTTCTTTGATTTCACTTCTTAGAAATTCTTTTCCATTTTGATATATATTTGAAAAGTAACAACCTCGTTTGAATCCGTGTTCATACTTTGCTCTCTTAATATCTAATTCTTTATATATCAATTGAATAATCTTTTGTTTAATACCTGTTACGGGTTGGTTTGTTTTACCCGTTGTAACTCTTAGATAATCTTCTGTTCGGTGTTCTTTCAACCATTGGTGCCAAGAATCATAAAATGAATCATCTGGTTTTAAACTAATCTTACCTTTGGTTTCTCCGAGTGTTTTCCATTGTGGTATTCCATTATACATTGAGTGAATACCATACAACGCTGTTGTTGATATACCGACTAATGTTTGTCCATATAGTTTCTTCCAAGTATCACGAACAACTTTTGATGTAACCATTTGTGCTACTAACTTACCACCCAACATATTATAACCGAGTGGTTGCACACAACATATCGTAGTTCCGATAGCTGTATGATTTAGTTTTCCGTCTTGAAATTTATTTTCTTTTGTCCAACCAATTAAACTATCTCTTACACCTAAAGCTGTAACATCACTACCTAAACAAATTAATCCTAATACTTTACCTGTTGTTTCGTCTTTAACATAAAATTTTACATTACGACCTGGATTTGCTGTGAATTCCATTGAGTGAATAAGTCTTCTCGTGATAATCCAATCTTCATTTGCTTTTGCATTTCCGTGTTCTACTGGTTCTACAATTGGTTTGATTGAATTGATTTCTGAAATAGTTTGTTCTTTATTATAAATGTCTGTTGGTTGCCAGATAGTTCTTTCTAATCTATCAATAACATCTGCTCTATCCATAAAGAATTGTGGGTCTTTATTAAACTCTTCCCACTTCTTCCATAATGTATTTTCTTGAACTGACATTTCTTTTAGAAAGTCCATATTATCTATGAACGATTTCTTTTCTGCTTCGTAATTAAACTCTGCTTCCCCAAAGAAGTTTTCAAAACTCATCTATATAACCTTTTTATTCATAATTTTTATATTACTCTAATATACAACATTAATTGTCGCAAGTCAAGCTTTTTATTTTTTATCCGTAACATATGTAAAATCTGCTTCCATACTTGTTTTTAATATTTTAGCATTCTCAAATTTATATGGTTTAGTTCCTGGTGATTCCAAGATATCAATACGATTTACAAATCGTTTATTCATTGTATCTTTAACTTGATATACCCCATCTTTTCCGTCTGTTCCTGTTAGAACAATAAAATCTCCATAGTCTAACCAACCACCCCATCTTTTTAAAAGATTTCTACTAACTGCTACAAATTTATATTCTGATGCTTGGTGTATTTTTATTCGTGTTCCATCGGCTAAAATATCTGGTGTTGAATCTGTTTGGCCTCGTGTCGGGTGATACATAGTTACCGTAACATCTAAACCTGATAACTTTATCTCCGTGTACTTATCTTTTAATAACTTGTTTTCATCTTGCAATTCTTGTATCGTGTCTGTGTAGATATCTTTGTATTTCTCAAATTGACAAACCCAAATGTATCCATTAAACATTGTAAAAAATGTTAAGAATATAATAAAATATTTTTTCATAGTTTCCACTCCTTTTATAGTAATAACTATTTAGTTCCTACTTTTTTCTGTACGAAATCTACCATCTGTTCTGCAACATTTATCTTGGTATACTTTTCCATACCTTTAAATCCTGGTGCTGAATTAACTTCACAAATTACATAACTTCCATTATTAAATAACAAGTCAACACCTGCTATATCTAAATTTAGTAATCTTGCACACTCACCACCAATCCATTCAATATCATCATCTATCTGATAAGGTATTGCTTCTCCACCTCTTGTGATGTTCGCTCTAAAATCTCCGTCAATAGATTGTCGCATCATACAACCGACAACTTTACCATTGACAACAAGCACTCTCAAATCTTTACCAAAAGAGTCTTGTATAAATTCTTGTAATATAATATTATAACTTGGTTTTGTTATCTCTGCCATCTTCATCAATTGTCTGAATTGTTTTCTATCCTCAACTAAGAATACCCCCGCTCCATATGAACCACTTAATGTTTTTACTACCATAGGATAACTTAAATTCTTTTCTACCAAAGTAATATCAATTGGATGCTTTACCAACATAGTCTTTGGAACTGGTAGATTTGATTCTCCTAATATCTGTTGTGAATACAATTTGTCTTTAACTGCGTCAATAGCTTCACTTCCATTAATCATCACTACACCTAATCGTTCCATATGTCTGATAATAGCTTTAATAAAGTATGTCGTTCCACTACCTGTTCTCGGTAATACGAAATCAGGTAATTTTCTTGGCTCACCACTAACGATAATAGATTTTCTATCATCTCTATCAACGAATATATCCACATCTTGTGGATTAACTACACGAATCGTGATTCCTTGTTTCTCAAATTCCTCTACGAGTCTTTTGACTTCGTGGTTCTCACCTGATAACGTCTTCTGGATTATCCAGCCGTTCAATCCATTTCCTCTTCGTGATATTGGTCAAATGGATTTTCATATTCTAATTCCATTTCAATAGTGTTTAATAATTCTTGAACTATATTCCAATCTTCTGCTTCTATCGCTTCTTCTAATTTCTCTAATACATCTTTTAATGTTATTCCACTCATAAATATACTCTCTCCTTTGTTGCTACTTGTTGTTGATACCAATCTAAATTCTCATCTCTCCATACATATGGATTTTCTGAATTTTCAGACCATTTATTTCATAAATCCTTGTATTGCTAATTCTTTGTGTTTTGCCTCTACCATAATATCTACATTGTTACCATATGTATCTGGCAATTGATTAATTAAATCTGAATGTGCTTGTGGTCTAATTGACTCATCTAACTGATGTTCTGCTTTTGATTCTGAATAATGAACCACCGGAACAATGCCATCAGGCCAAGTAGACATAGCTAATTCTAATGCTTGTTGTTCTGTTTGTCCACCTGTATTGAACTTGTAATGATGATAATCAAATGTAATTGGGATACCTATTCTTTTATGTATGCCCTCATATAAATCTTTTACTGAATACATAGATGCTTTGTCGTCATTTTCCACTACGAGTCTTGACTTGACTGAATCGGGTAGTCGTTCAAAGTTTTTACAAAACCTATCCATAGCAGATTGTTTATCTCCGTAAACACCATTACAATGTATATTGATTTTGTTGTAGTGTGTTCTACTCAAACCCATAAAGTCAAATATATCTCCGTGCATAATTAAATCTTTAAATGTATTCGCAACTACATTTTCATTTGGTGAAACCAAAACATTGAATGGTCCTGGATGAGATGTAACACGAACTCCGTGTGTATTAGCCATTGTTCCTGCTGAATGTAACCATTGTTTAATCTCTTTAATATCCTTTAAGTCATCCCACTCATACTCAGTTTTCCAAGGTGCTAACCCACTTGTCATACGATAAAAGTTATGTCCGTTCAGAACATTCCAAGTCATAATGTTATGTAAGTCTTTTGCGTTCGCAAGTGCAATCTCAGATGCGTAGTCCACACCCTTAGATTGAAACGTACGTTTAATCATACCACGACCTGTCGTGATTGGTTTAGTTCCTTTTGGTTTATCACCATACTTAGTTGGATAACTAAGTTGCATATTTATACAAGCATAACCTAATTTCATAATTCTAATGTAACCTCTATTTATAAGTATTAATTATTTTTCTGTAATCGTAATTTTTCTTTATATTCTTCAGGTGATATATAAATACCTTTTCCGTAATCATTCAGTAAAGACTTTTCTAACTTTCTTCGTTCTTTAAAGTCTTCATATGATTCACCTTCTAATCTTTTATCACCCTTGAGTAACTTACCAATCTCTAATCGTTTTCTCATCATTTTTCTACATCTCCCATTAAGAATTTCTTCTGTTTATTTAATGCCTTGTTAACTTCTCGTTGAGCTGCTATCTTTTCTTTATGACGAGCAACTAAGATTTCGTCCTTAGTCTTTCGTTTAACCTTTTTCTTTGCCTTAACCTTAGTAGGTTTCAATGTTCCTTTTAACTTAGGTTGTTCTTTACCTTTGTGAAATACATTTCCGTCTTTATCAACGAACTCATTCATAAAGTGCCACCCTGCTGGACGACCTGTTGGTTTGTATTGTTTGGCATTGAAATCATTAGCCAGTTCTGGAAATGCTTGATGTAATTGTCCAGTTAGACATCTATTACATATTACTGATGTAGCTTCCTCTCCGACATTACGAACTTGTGTTCCACAACTACAATCCATATATCTTATATTATTTGCGTATGGGTAGATAGTTTCTTTTGCAACTATATAACCACCATTATTTGTAAATACACTCATATTGTATAACTCCTTTTTTATGCTTGTGCTATTGAGCCCGAATACATTGCTTCTTCAACTACTCGTTCTTCAATTGTCTTATCTATAAATTTTGCTATCTCGTTACGGATTTGTTTTTCCGCCTGTAAATCATGCTCGATTATATCTTCAATAAGTTTTCCAACTTCTTGTTCAGTATCATAATCTTTCTGTTTTCTTAGTGAATCTTCAATCTGTTCTAATCGTTCAACTAAATCTCTAATTTTCATATCTTACCTTTTTTTATGTGAGTGATGGGTGAGAATCGAACTCACGAATAATGGATTTGCAATCCACCCCATTAACCACTCTGGCACCATCACGGCCTTGATGACGGCGTTCATTTAATTTATGTTCTTGAATACTTTCAATATGTTTACAAAATGTTTTTTTATGTCGTTTCCTAAATTTGAATGCAGGACACGAACAACTCCACTCTAATCTGTTTGGATTAAAAGTAATGTCATACGATTTTCGTCTTATTCTGTGGTGTTCAGTGCCATCATTATCCACAAGCACTCCACCAAAAAGGTCTAAAACATAATCTATATTTATATTATTCATACCACTAATATACAACATTAATAGCTTGATGTCAAGCTTTTTATTAATTATTTTTCTTTTATCCGATTTATTAACTTTTTAATCCGTCTTTCACGAAACGATATCTTCTCACTAGAGTGTCCTTCATTCAATTTCGTCCGTGTTAATCTTTTCTGTAATTGATGAACTTTATGAAACAACTTAAACTTGTATTCAAATTTCTTACTCATAACAATCTCCTTAAAATTAATTAAATCGGTCTACATTAATAAGTAGGATATATATAGAATATTATTTAGTTCTTATTCCACCTCTTGCTGTTGGTTGTGGATTAATTTTTTGTTTTGGTGCAACTTCTTCTTCTATAACTTCTTCTAAATCATAATGTAATCCATCATTTCCGTTTTGACCTATGATATCCATTCTATCATCATCTTCTTGTGGTGTTGCGAAATCATCATCACCATATGGATTAGGTGTTAATAATGGTTCTGAATATACATCTTGCCAATGTTCTTGTTGGGTTTTTTCTTTTTCGGGATGACCTGGAATTATTTCATTTTCTTTAGTTCTAAGTATTAGCGCTTGGTTATATGCTATGACTAACATAACTGCTAATGGGTCAAATACAAAGATAAGAATAAAGATAAAGAACTTTACTACGGTATCAATATCAGTTCCGAATGTTCTGGCTAAATAAATTGCTGGTCCGACATCCACACCCGTTGATACTAATTGTATTTCTAAATCTGCCTTACGAGTCTTGATATTTAATATCTCTTCATTGACATTTCTTATTTGTGGGTTGTAATCTTCTCGTAGTTTTCGTTTAGCAGTGATATAATTCTCTGGTAAAGATTCTACTTGTTGGTCTAATTCTTGTTTTAAAAATAGTTTGTCGTCTTGTAATTGTTCCAACCTATCATCTATCATTAATAGTTCAGTAGATTGTTTTTCAAATTCAAGAGTTGCTCCTTGATAAGCATTAGATAGATATCCAAAGATACCTGCTGATGTTATGAATATCAATACAATAGTTGCTAAAGTCATATAGACTTTTTGAAACCAATTAATCATATTCCAATAACGATATAAAAATGATGCCGTAACTAATTTACCAAGTTCTAATGAACTGGCCATTACCACTACTGATAAGAAAGCTCCACTAAAAAGTTTTGCTAATCCATATACCGAAAATGCTGCTGCACTTCCTGCAATTAATAATGCGGATAATCCTATCCATATATAAAAATATTTTGATTGCTTCATAATTCTTTTTCCACCTTTAATATAAATAGTGAATAAACGCACTAATCTGTCGTTTATTTCAAATTCTTCCGATGACTTTACTATAATTCGTCACCTCATCTCATATCTATGAGTTAACACTACGTTCGAGTCTACAACCTCGCCTATCCTGTAGTATCTATGTCTGTCTGGTAGGACTTTTGTATCGGTCAATGCTTCCGACTACTGATTTCACTCTTTTATTCCGTCTAAAACTTAAACCCAAGATGTTTTGGGAATGAAAACTCTACGATATCAATTATTGGTTTTCGTTTTTTTATATTTAATTATTTACTAGCGTTTACTGATTCTTTTCTATATTCAGTAACTAACTTTTTTATCTCACCGATAGATTTACGGGCTCTTGTTCCTGCCGCTTTATTACCTGTGTTTACATTAGTTTCGTGATTTGCTGAAAAATCTGAAAACAAATCACCTAGTTGTGTATATAGTTCATTTAATTTACTCATTACTTTACTCCCTGTTGTTGTTTAGTAATTCTTTATTGTTATAATTCTTGAAACTCAGCTACTATGAGATTCATACAAATGTAGTAATATTCATTATTCCTCAGAATAGTGTCAGCCAAACCATACATAATTTTTAGGTCTTCTGGCGTATAACGGCATCGCTCAACCAACACTTTTCCAAGAACATAAAATCTATCATCATCGATAGAAATAAATTTATTATTAAATTTATCCAATCTTAATTGATAGTTTCTTTGGCTTTGCTGGCTCTACTTTAGGTATGTCTATTGAGAGTAATCCGTCTTTAAACGAAGCTTTTATGTTATCTCCGTCCAATTGTTCACCAAGTTCAAACTGACGCTTGAAAGATGATTGCTTTAATTCTCTACGAATTACTTTAGCTCCATCATCATTATACAATGCGTGTTTATCTCCTGATATTACTAATATACCTTCTTGAACATCTACTTTCAAGTCCTTCTTATCAAGTCCTGGTATTTCTGCTATGATACCGACTCTATCGTCATACTCATAAACATTTACCTTTGGATAAGCTGTTCCCTGAAATGGTTTAACCCCAACTTGTTTCTCAAGCTCTGGAAATTGTTTTGATACAATTTGGTCAAACATTCTGTCAAATGGTGTTAGAAAATCTTCCCTATCGATAATAGGGAATCCTGTGTGAAATGCAACTTTAGTCATTATTTTTCTCCTGTTGTTGTTAACTATTTAGTCTAACTTCTGATAACCTCTCTTGAGCGTTATCTGTATATAAATATAGAGTAATCTAATAAAACACTACATTTTTTTTAACATTTTTTTTGGAATCCAAACTATGCGTCCAGTTTCCATTTTACCCTTTATTTTTTCGTTCTGTATCCTACTATTAAAATCTGATTGTTCGCATACCATTATAGTACCCTCATATATCATACCATCAATAGTAGGATAATCAAACTCCACTTTTACTTTCATTACTTAGCTTTTTTTTGAGCTGGTAATTTTAGTGGTTTGTGGTAGATATCGATTCTCTTTTTCAATCTATCTATATCTTCATATCCCACAACTCTTTCTACAAGAACATTATTCTCATAAATAGCAGTTGTTGGAACTCCACGAATTTCTGCACTTTCTGCTAATGTTGGACTTTCATCTATATCAACAAATTGAACTGGATATCCTGCTTTAACTAATCGCTCCATATGTGGTGCCATTTGTTTACAAGGCCCACACCAAGTTGCGTTAAAGAATTTTACTTCTATCATTATTAAGCTCCATATTCAAAACCCCAATTTAATAACATAAATCGGATTTTGTTTTGTTTATAATTAAGTTGTAGTACCGTAACTCTACCCAAACGAACTTCAATATTCCATTGTGGTTTCTTACGACTTTTCCAACTATCTATAAAATTAAACATATTATTGTTCTCCTCTTTTCGTAGTATTAACTTCCAAAGACTTTTTTCTTGCCGCCATCATAGGCGTATGCGTGTCCTTCTTCCATCAAGACATCATTTACTGATACCCATCCGTCCAAAGATAAGTCTATCTTACTATCTGGATTTGCGATACACTCATTAATGTGTTCACCAACGAATTCAGGTGCTACGA